TGACCAGAACAGGATGCCCCGGAATACCGAAGCCATGTCCATCAAGACGTTGTAAGCCTCGGCGCGATCACCGATGACGACGTTGCAGGCGAAGCGCGGCTCGCGGGTACCGTCAGGATTGGTGACTAGCTGGTTCGCGTATTTGGCGATGGGGTACAAATCGACCCAGTTCAGGTTGGCGGCAGTGACGAATTGACCAGCGCCATAGCGGCGGTTGGTAAGGATGTCGTAGAAACAGCAGACTGGACAGGTTGTCCACTTCTCGGCGGTTTGGAGCGCACCGTTGAAGCTGGCGTCGTCAAAAGTCAGGTAGCCACTGGATTGCACTATGGCGCCAGTTGGGATCTTGACCAGGCGACCTTTGATCAGATATGCCCGTGACGGCAGGCTGCTGAACGCCTTAGTTGAAATCGACAGTTCGTTGAGTGCCGAATAGTTGTAGTTGACGTTCTGGGCAATCGTCTGTGAATACGAAGACCAAATAATCTGGTTGCCGCGATTATTGGCGAGCGGTGTGTTCTGCGGTGTTTCTTTGAAGCTGGTGTATTTAATCTCAAAATGACCTTCGCCTAGATCGACCTTTTCAACTTTGATATTCCAGGGACCAGCGCCAAAGGTTTTGAGATTGATCAGACCAGTGCTGTACTGATAGTTGTTGGTGGAAACACCGCTGATGCTTCTGTCGGATGCCAGGATGAAGCCGGTGCTGCTGCCCTTGGCTTGCACATAGACGCGAACTTGTAGCGTGCCACCAAATAGTTGACCCTTGGCAAGGCTTTCCTGTGCTACGGAATACAGCTTGGGGATTGTAAATAGCAGCTCGACGTAATCAACAGTTGGGTCAGTAATCTGGCGCGTGATCGTTCCAGCGCCGTATTTACGGTTGACGACTTCGTTATTGCTGTTCAGGTCTTCGCTGTAGTTTTCACCGATCTCTTGGTTGACCTCAACGATCTCAGATGTGCCGTCGTTGAACCATGCAGTCTTGCCCTGCTGTGCAGCTCCAATTAGCGAGTTGGCAGCGATCTGATCCTGTGGAAAGTTATAACTACCGTCGCTGTTTTGTATCGGTGTTTCGTTGAGGTAGACGCCTTGCAGCCCGTTGATCACGCCACCAATCGGACCTTCACACAGGAGGTCAAGAACTTTGATAGTGGTGACGGAGTTAAGTGCCATCTCAGTAGAGCTGATACCCGATGCTATTGAGCCGCAGGTAGATCGGGTTGGTGCCTTCGCTGCCGTTAGCCACTGCGCCAGCCGCGATCACTTCAACCTGGACGGTTACGATGCTTTCGGTGTTGATGTCCGGCAGTTCCAAGCGGTGCATCCATCCAAAGAACTGTCCGCCAAAGATCAAACCTTGAATTGTTGCCTGATCGGCTGCAATTAGATAATCATCGGTGGTGAAATAATCGCGGAAAACTTTCAACTCGTAAGTGATATAACCATCGACAAATGTTGTTCCAGGTCCACCGGCATAATCGTACAGTCCGTTCTCCAGTGACAGGGCGACGTTGAAGTCTTGATATTGAGCGGTGCTTGCCATGTAACCGCCGTAGACATTCAGCGAAGCCACGCAACGGCTAACCGTGGGATCAACGCGGATGAGTTGCGTGCTGTTGGTGACGCCGTATTGACCGACCGGATCAAAGTATGCCGGCGAATTAAACGCAGTCTTGTAGACGCGCTTGGCAATGACGCCCGACTTGTCCGAAAAGTCATCCGTAAGGATTTCGTTGCCAAAGCGGATGGTGTCAACCCCAGGAGAACGCAGTGAGGTCAGCACCGGGTCAGACTCATCGGCAATCTGGAATTTGGACTTGAGCAGGTGGCTGCCGACGAGCACCTTGCCGTAAGCCAGTGGCACTGTTGCGCCAACGCCCACCGTATTTGCAGCACCGGTGTAGGCATAGGACTGCTGACCGTCGATGCCCGAGGTGACGTTTTCGGGTCCGTTCGTGCGGTTCCGGCTGCCCATGCGATTGCCGGCGCCACCCAAAGAAGAACCAAAACCGCCAAGGGTAGGAACTTGCGGTTGAGGGACTAAGGCTTGAGCAATACCACCTAAAACTAATGATGCGCCAATACCAGCAACAGCAGTACCAACAGTGCCAATACCAAAAAGACCGCCCGCAGCAAAACCTGTGGCAAGACCTCCGGTAATGATCGTCAAAGCAATCAGGCCAATGCCAGCCAGAATCTGACCACCTGCATCACCGGATCCGCTAAGTACCGGAACGATGACCAGATCCTTCTCACCGAATGGCAGCAGTAGCTCTTCGTAGGTAAAGTCTTGCCCGCCCTGCAGCACTTGGTAGCCGATGCCGTTCTCCTCTGACTTCAGCAAGAAGTCTTTGAATTCAGGCTTGTTGATGCACAGAATTTTGATCGCGTCCGCCGGTGTACGCAGGTTGTAGTAGGTATGCTCAGCGCCAAACCGTTCGCCCAGCTCACCCAGCAGACGAACCCGCTGCATATCGGAACACCGCAGCAATGCTTTTTACATAGTAGCTGGATAACCACTCCACACCACTGAGCCGGTCCCGCATGTGATGCAGGATTTCCCAGGGCGCAACGAAGATCGCTGCGTGCATCGGCTCCCGTGTCCCCAGCTTCATGATCGCCACATCGCCAACTCGGCGCTGCTCAAATTCCACCCGCTCAAAACCAAGCCCCAACGCCTGCCGCATGTAAATACTGGAACTGGTCTCAAGGTCGTCCGGGCGCTCAAAGTCCGGTAGGTCGATCCCCTGCAACTGGAAGTACGACCGCACCATCGTGTAGCAGTCCTGCTCGCCGTAGATCCAGGGCTTGCCGATCAGTTGTTGATGGTCAGCCATTTGTCCTGCGGCAGTTGGTAGATGAGCCAGGGCAGCTTGCTTTGCTGGCAGGCTTTGCGGTCCAGTTCGCTGGCGTCCTGTCCTTCGGGGTGGCTGTGGATGATGGCGACAATGGTTCCGCTCAGTGTTGCCCGCAGGTAGTCTCGCGGATCAAGGACAAAGTGCTGCTCTGGTTTTTCGCACAAATTGCGGCACCGTAAGTATTTCTGCTCAGCGCCGACCTGTACCAGTAGACCGCACGCTTCCCATGGCGCAACCTCACGGGCGTGGGCTTCGGCGTCAAGTTTGGATGCGGGAGCCAGGGTAACCGCCATGCGGATAGTCGGAAACGCCAAGGGTGTCGAAGCGGATCTTGCAGCTATTGAACCGCTTGCCGCATACATCGTTAGCCGCGCTGGTGGCGTTGTCGTTCACGTCAAAGTAACTGCCGCCCGTGTAGCCGCACTCTGCGCCGCGATAAACCCACGGGCAATAATCCTGAACTTGACGACCGGGCAGTTGCAGGTTGGTGAGATCCAGCTTGCTGGTTAATTCAAACTCAACGAGCTGAATGTTCTCCTTGGATACGCGGTCGATGTACCAGATCTGATCTTCAAACTTGGCAGTCGGATCAGCGGTCGGGTTGGTGCCACCAGTAAAGTTGACGCCATCCAAGAATTTCTTGCAGGTGCGAATGCGGGTGACCTTTGCCTGCAACGGGTTGTACGCCAGCAGCAGGGCGGAAATGGCGCCAGTGACGTTGGCGATCCGCATGGTTGGACGTGGCAACGTGCCCTTGGAGTTCAGCTCAAAACCGTCGACTTCAATCGGCGCTGCTGTGTAGGTGATGCCGGCAAACACCACATTGGCGGTCAAGCCGTTGGTGCCAGCGTGGTAGTAGAACGTGGTGTCGATGCCGTTGACGGCGGCAGTCAGTTGCAGTTGAAACAGTTCAATAACCGCTGATGGTTCCAGCGATTGGATCTGCTGCTGGATTGACGTAGGCGTCGTCATGCCTCAAACACCTGTCGGAACGTTGCAGTTATTTCGTTAAAGTTGCAACTGATCTGGCTTGTGTTCCACTGGTCGCAAACCCATTTACCGGCGTAGCCATTGGGATCAGTCCAGTCGAAAGCCTCGACACCACCCCTTGCACGCAAGAAGGTAAGGATGTTATCGCGCTCAGTGTCGTTACGATTATTGAAACGCAGGCTCCAGATTTTAGGCTGCGTATTGATGCCAAAGGCTACGCGCTGTTCGTAGCCATCGCCAAACTGAATGCGCTGGACTAGAGGTTTCTCCTCTAGATCAGCACTGAAACTAGGGGTATAGGTGAAGGTGGCCATTAGCTCAGTGCGCCTCCTGGACGTTTCTGTCGGATGATCTCAGCTTGCACAGCAGCCGAGATGGCTTTGCCAAAAGCATTGGCCTTCGGATTGTTGCCCTGCGCTTGAGTGCCGCTGGCATCGACATTTACCGTCACATTCACGGCACCACCACCAGCGGATTGAACGCCCAGTCGCCCGTCACGGCCGCGGCGCAGGGGCATGATTGCCTCCGGTCCGGCCTCGCCAGCCAAGCCGAACTGACCTGTCCCACCATTGGCGTAGGCAAACATCATTGGGCGATTCACAACACCGCCATTGGCGAAGCCAGTGATGCCTGATCCGAAACCAACAGATGGATTCAAACCACCAAGACTCTTGAATAAACCACCAAGGCCGCCACCGCCACCTGGCAGCAGGCTCTGAATAAATGACAGCATTGGAGCAATAACCAACAACCGAGTCACCATGCGAGTGGTTTCCTCGACGATCGAAAGCGCAAACTGTTGGAAGTTGAATGTGCCAGTAGTCGTCATGCTGACGATTGCATCCTCCAAACCCTTGAATCCGCTTTGAGCCAGGTTGCTCAGGTTGGTGCCTAGCGTTCCGATGCTTTCGATATAACCAGTGATGCCAAGATTAAAATCCTGCATCGCGCTGGTTGTCTTTTCGACTGAGACGTAAAACAGTTCACCGCTCATTCCGGCTTCGAAGCCAGCGCCATAGAAGTCCTTAAAGGCTTGAGTGCCTTCATTGATCCCTTGGATTTCGAGTTTACGCAGATCGATGGAGAGCTTCCGCTGGATGTTTGCCTGTTGCTCACCACTCAAGGCTTCACGAAAGGCCTTATCAGATGCAGCAATCAAAGCGCGGCGCTTCTCCTCATAATCCAGCGCAATCTTCTTGACTGGGTTGGTTTCACGAGTGACAGCAAGTTCGCCCCTCGATTGCTTTAACGCTTCCTGCGAAGCCAGCAATGCTTCCTTTCGGCGTGCGGCTTCATCCTTTGCTTTCTGCTTGCCGCCATCACCAGTCCGCAGGCCAGTCAGATCCGGCGTTGCGCCGGGCGCAGGCGTCGGGATGTTGGGCATCTGCAATCCCTTGCCCAGCGTGTCGCCGATCCGCTTGGTGAGATCGTCGATCATCTTGCCGACACCAGCAACCAACGCGAAGGTGCCAAGCGTGCCAGCAGCAACGGCAGCGATCGCTTTTGTCTGCGCAGGTCCAGGAGTCTGCAGTGCAGCGATCACACCCAATACCGAAGCGCGAGCAGTCTCGATCGCAAGCAGCGTGCGCTGCAGGATCACCATCGGGCGCAGCACTGTAAGCACACCGCGCAGCGCCGTTGCGAAGGTGGTCACATTGGTGGCGATGAAGACCCCAGCAGTCACACTGCCCAAAACCACCATCGTCTTGATCAATGTGGCAGCGATCTGCTGCAACCCAGCCGCACCACCGATCGCCTTGTAGAACTCAGCTGCAAGATTGCCGACAAAGGTGACGCCCTGCGCGACCACAGTCACCAGACCGCTGAGCACAGGCAGCAAAGCCGAGCCGATCTGCACGGTGAGCACAGTCACCTGCGCCTTCATGATCCCCAGCGAATCATTGAAGGCGTCGGCCTTGTTAGCAAAGTCTGGACCGATGCCCAGGCCGAAGCGCTGGATCTCTTTGCTACCCAGATTCAAGATCGGGATCAGTTCGGCGCCAGATTTGCCGAAGATCTTCATTGCCAGCGCGGCCTTTTCAGGACCATCGCGCATCGCGGCAAAGCGATCGGCAACATCGAGGAACACCTTATCGGCTTTCCGCAGCGTGCCATCCACCTCAGTGGTAGCCACGCCGATTGTTTTGAATGCAGCTGCTGCGCCTTCACCACCAGTGGCCGCGGCAACCATGTTCTTGTTCAGCAGCGTCAACCCCTTGGCGACGCCCTCAAGACTGGTGCCACTCAGCTCGGCTGCCACCTTGAACTGGCCAAGTGTCTCGATGCCGACGCCAGTGCGCTGCGATAGGTCGCGCATGTTGTCGGCAAGATCAATCGCGCTCTTGGCCATTGCCACAACGCCGCCGGTAACGGCAACAGCGGCAAGACTCTTGAGGCCGGTGTAGAGAATGTTGGTGGCTAGGCTTGCATTCTTGATCCTGCCCTCCAACCCCTGCATGGAGTTGCCGAGCCGCCGGATATTGTTCTCACCTGCCACACTCGCGGTGATCTTGAGCACAGCATCCATATTCATGGCTATGCCCCCTGCTTATTGATCACCGACATCGCTGCGGCCTCCATCACCTGAAGATCCTCCAGCAGCGCACGCGGTTCCTCTACGTCATACAGCTTAAACAGCCAACGCACCGCTGCATAGTCCAAACCAATCACGCCACTCATCGTGGTGCGCCATTGCGTTTGGACCCGCAGGAACATCTCGACCACCGGCCAGTTCTCCGGCCAGATTCCAAAATCCTCATCCGGCGGTTGTGGCAACTCCGGCAACGGAAGGCCAAAGGCCGCGGCATCGTCGGCGGTTTCGTCTACAACGCCACCGCCTGCCCAATGCTCAGCGGCCTCCATCAGTTTTTTCGCTTAGCCCCCTGCAGGCTCTCGAAGTAAGAAACCGTGATGGCACTCGCCAACATCGGCACATCGAGCAGTTGCTCTAGCGCCTTCTGGCTGAAGGGCACATCCTTGCCATCGCCATCGGTCACACCAGACCAGCCGACCAGCACCTCAGCCGCCAAGTCAGCGTCAGTGATTTCTTCAGATTTGATCTGCTGGCCGATCTCAGTGATCCGAGACTGGCTCAACCGACGAAACTCCCCATCGAAGGTTTGCCGTTGCATACGGCCACCGTCGACGGGGATATCAAAGGCAATCGGCCAGCTGTAGGTGTCCGACTGCTTCAGTACAAAAGCCAAGGTCAGGTGAAAACAAGACTCAGCTCATCATTGCCCGAACTGGTCGGAACTGCAATGAACGGCATGTTCAGCATCTGCACCCCGTCCTGATCGCTGTAGGTCAGGTTGCCCAGGTCGGACTGAGCAGTGGTCACCGTGCAGATGTTCCCGCCGGTGGTGCCGTGCTGGAAGGTGATGCTGCCAGTGCTGCTGCCGGTGGCAATGGTGAAGAAGTCCTTGGCCGTGATGGTCGGAGCTTCGATCACGATCGTGCCGCTGGGGGCGCGGTTGGTGATCATGATCTCCTTGGTGCAACCCACCAGCTCGCGGTAGATCACATCATTGGCGATGCTGAAGTTGTAGGACTGCAGGCAGCCGCTGTAGGAGAAGGCGGAGAAGTTGGTGGTGTTGCCCTGCTTGAAGATCAGCGGGGTGGCCTGGTTGGCGTAGGTAGGAGTCGGCAGGGTTTCGTCAGTCGGGGCGTTGTAAATGCCCGTCATGGTGAAGGCGATCACGGGCACCTGGCCAACCTCTCCAGTGATCTCAAAGGTGCCGCGGCAGCCGGTCACCTTATGGCGAATCCCATCTTCGTGGTAGTAAATGGTGACGCTCTCGAAGCCGCTGCTCTCGGGTGCGTAGGTGGCGCTGGTGCTGGTGACCAGCGTCTCGCTCAAGCCGCAGCTACGCAGCACCGGACCGTAGGCCGGGGCAGTGCCAGCAGTACCAGAGCCAGCCAGTTCAACCTCGAAGCTCACCTCAACGCGAGTCTGTGCCAGCAATTGATCGGCCTGCCCCATGTAAGGGCGAACCAGATCGCGGTTCACAGTCTCGGCGACCAGTGGCTGAATCTCCAGGTTCCGAACCAGGATCGCATTGCTAGCGCCGGTCGGAGTGGAATCCGTGCCGTAGGTCGATTCAATCTTCGCCAGAATCAAGCGCCGGCGTGTCAGAACTGAGGCCATTGGTGGCTACCTCGGGTGTTGGATGGGGAGCCGGCTGAGTCCGGTGGACGAGCTTGCGCTTGCCGGTTTTCTTGTCGACCAGATAGCTGCCGCCCTGGCCTTGGTATTCGTCCATCATCGTAGCTACTACGGACTCTGAGCCAAATTAGCCACCTGAGTTCGATACTTCACCACGAAGTCGCAGGAGATCACACCAGATGGCTGATCTGCTTCCTGCAAATCAAAGCTAACCCCAGTCGGCTGCACGTCATAGGCGAAACCATTGCAGGTGAGATCGGCCATGATCTTTGCGTGCAGTGATTCAATGATCGGATCAGCAACTTGGTCAGGGATATTCCCGCGCACGATCACCGCAACCCGCACCGTCAAGCTCCAGTCCAGCGTCGGCGCACTGGTTAGCTGCACGCAGACATCATTGATCGGTTCAACGACAAGCGCTGGCAGTTCGCCGCGAGCCAGCGGTTCGACCCGGCTGCGGTAGATCCGAGTGCCGACACCAGTGGTATCGGTCAGGTTGGTGCGGATCCTGGCCAGGATCGACTCACGCCGTGTCGTCATACCGAAGCCACCTGCACCACTGTGCAAATGATGCCAGGGATGCTCGGATGCGCAGGGCTACCAGAAGCCGCCTCGGCGTGGATATACGCAGCGACGTTGCTGGTCATCCACATCAGCTCGATGTAGTCACCAGCCACCAGACCCAGCACAAAGTTCACCGTGCCAATCACATTGCCGTCCACGCCGCCATGGCTGGAGATGATGCTGAACTTGCTGTCGCTTGCAGCCACATCACCACTGCTCCCGCTGTCGTTCTTGCGCAGCCAGACGTTCACGTCATGGATCTGCGCGTCACTATTACTGAACTGAATCGAGAACGTGAAGCTATAGATCCCCGGATGATCAACCGTGATTCGGCTGTCTGAGACGATCTTCACGCCGCGATTCGCCAGATCAACCTTGCGCAGCAAGATCGCATAGGCCGTATTGGTCGCCGCTGCAACCTGTGAGGTCTCATCCCAGAAGGATCCCCAATAGCCAGGGCAGCCGTGATATGGCAACTTGTTCCACGGCGTCAGGCCGTCGCCGATCTTCAAATTGTCCGTTTCTTTCTCGATGCCAGGTTCTCCTGCCATCAGCACTGGATTCAGCGCTGACCACTGGCTGCGAGTGTTGACCTTGAAGGGACCGCTCATGTCTTCTGGATCCCGAGTTGGACAAACTTGCCATCGTCGAGAAGCATGGTCTCTCGAACGGTGTAAGCAGTCCCATCCACAGTGATTGAATCGCCGCGGATGAGACTGCCGAAGGCGGAGGTCCTGGCGGTCAGCGTGTAGTCGGTGCTGAGCACCATCCCATCGCTGATCACCTGGCTGGGCATGTCCAGGATTCCGTTAGCGGTAGTGGCGCCAGCAGTACAGCTGACGCCAAAGTCCGCCAGGAAGATGTCCAGATCCTCCGTCAGCGCCATGATCAGCCGTACTTCGCAGAAGCCAGACCGAGCACAGCAACAGCACCGGCGCCGGAGCCACCAGCCACCGTCACAGAGACCTTCACAAAGCGCTTTAGGGAAGTCACGTTGACGTAGATCTTCTGCAGCGAGGCAGTGTTGGCGGAGGTGGTGGTGAAGGCGCCGCCGCTCACGTCGGTGTAAGAACCACCGGAGGTGTCGGATTCGGTCAGCTTCACGGCGTAGGTGATGCCAGCACCGCCGGCTTCGGCGTCCAGCAGCACAGCCATGTCGCCTTCGTAGCCCTGCAGATCAATGGCAGAGCCGGTCCCGGTAGCAGCCACAACGTCGTTGCGCAGCAGACCGAGGACCGTGGTCTTAGAACCAAGGTTGTGGATGGTCATGATTTAGCCCTCCGTCGAGGGGTAGATGGTTTGGGTGTTGGTTGAGCAATGGTCTCAACCAGGTCGGCCACCTTGTCGGCGACCTCAACAGCCTTGCCAATACCGATCAGGAACTTGGCGTCGGAGGGAGAGGCCTCATGGACCTCCCCCAACCGAACTACCTGGCCAGCCAGCATTGTTTGCCGTAGGACCTTGATCAACATGATCAGAGGGTGTTGTTGCCGCGGCTGAAGGACTCAGGATGACGGATTGCGATGTCGCAGTCCTGCATCGCCACAACGCGGACGGTGCCGCTGGTGCTGTGGGTGTAGGGGTCCACCATCAGATCCAGGCCGGAGAAGTAGCCAATGATCAGGTCAGCGAAGTTGCCGAACCACAGATCGCCGGAAGCCACCTGGTTGGACAGCACACCGCGATAACCGTTGACTTCACCGTTCTCCATGATGAAGATGCCGGAGCCGGCGTCCTTCTTCGTGGTCTTCAGGTTGCCGCGCATAGCGGCGTTCATCAGGTAAACGGGGGAACCGAGCAGAGCGTTGGCGGTAGCCACGTCGCTCTCCAGTGCCACCACCTCAGCGAAGGTAGGAGCATCAGCGGCAAAGTCCTCGGTGCCAATGCCGGTGGTGTTCTTCAGACCCAGAGGCTCATTGCTAGCGCCGGTGCCATACAGACCAGCGGCGTCGATCTTGAGAGCGATCACGCGAGCCAGGTCGTTGCGCACCATGTTCTCCACATCGATGGAGGACTGGATCATCAGGCGACGGCTGAAGTCGGTGAAGGCAGCCACGGTGCGGGGCACCAGGCTCACCTGATCGACGGTCTGCTGGGACTCGGTGGGGGAACCAGACTCAGCCACCCAGTA